CCCACCAAAATGTTGGCGAGCATCTGCCCGGCCACCTTCTCGAGCGATTGAATCACCGAAAGCTCCATCTGCCCGAAGGCCTGCACGATGCCGCGCGTGCCGCGGGGAATAGCTTCGAAGAATTTCTGAAAGTCCTGGGCCAGGCCTCCCGACACCTGCTTTCCGATCTCGCCGAGTTTGTTGGTTTGCGTGCCGAGGTTCTGAATCTGCTGGATCGCCTGCTGGGCCTGGGCGATGCGCTGCTGGTCTCCGGAGGCCTGGGCGCTTTGGAGCTCGAGCTGAGCCTTTTGCCTCAGCAGGGGAATCTGCTGCGCGATGAGCCGTGTGATCTCCCTCTCCGATGCCGCCTGGGTGATCACGCCGTCTTTCAGCTGGATCTCGATCGCGCGGCGCTGCGCTTCGAATGCGGCGATGGCCTGCTGGGTGCTTTTTTCCTGTTCGGCGAATTGCGCGGCGGACGTCTTGAGCTGGGTATATTTCGCGAGCAGCTGGTCCACGTGCGTGCTGTCGTAGCCGGCCTGCTCGAGCACGACGCGCATCTCCGCCGTCTTGGCGTCGATTTCCTCTTTCGAGCCTTCGACCGTCTTGTGCTGGAGCTCGTCGATCTCCTTCAGGAACTCGACGATCTTCTGTTTGTTCGATTGGTCGGCCTTGAACTCATCCGCGTCGAGCGCCGCGATTTTCGTGCGCGATTCGATCTCCATCGTGGAGATGCGCGTACTGAGCTCGTCCGCGCGGGCGAGCTGGTTGAGCTGCTCGGCGGCCAGGCGGTCGGCGTGGCCGGTCAGCTCCTGCTTCGCCTGCGGGGTTGAGGCTTTGCTCGCGGCCGTTCTCTTCGCCGCAGCCTGCTGGCCGGCCAGGTCCGCCGCGGCCTGCACTTCGTCCCGCTCCTGCTTCAGCACGGCGATTTCCCTGGCCGTTTCCTCCTGGATCGCGGCGCGCCGGCGATCGAAGTAGGCCTTCAGATCGAGCGTGCCCTTTTCATACTCTTCCTTGTCCGCTTCCTCGCGCTGGGCCGCGCCGGCCTTCCACACGGTCAGCAGATCCTGCTGCTGCTTCAGCGCCAGCGCGAGCTGCGCCTTCGCCGCGGCGTCCGCGATTTCCGGCGCTTTTGCTTTCGCGCCCGCCCTGCCGGTGAGATCGGGCGGGGCGGATTCAGGGCCCGCGAGCGAGCTCACCATATGCACCGAGGCGCGCGCGCGCGCAATCTCAGAAGCGTGGCCGCGCTGGTTCGCGAGATCGAGTTCCTCCTGGGCCAGCTTGCTGAGCAGCGGAATCTGCTGCGCCATCAGGTCCTTGATCTTCTGTTCGGCCTCGACCTGCGTGATTTTTTTTTGGTTGAGCTGGAGGTTGATCGAGTCGCGCTGCTCCTCGAATTTCGCGATGGCGTCGCGCGTGGCTTTGTCTTTCGCCGCCATCGGCCCCGAGTCGGGAAACAGCTCCGCGTACGAGGAGGCGAGACCAGAATGGTACTGCTCGGCGATGGCGTTCTTTTGCGCCGCGTCATCCGCCTCGAGAGCCGCATGCTGCTTCTCGCCCTGGCGAATGGCATCGTACGCCGCGGCGAATTCCCCCTTGAAAGTCAGGGCAATCGCGCGGGCTGTGGCCGAAGCGTCGTTCTTCAGATCCTGCCAGACGTGCTGGAAGTCCGCTTCGATTTCCGCGAGGGCGCTGCCGATGTAATCGCCGATCGAGATGAAGGCCAGGACGATATATTTCGTGGCTTCGCCCGCCTCGTGGCCCAGTTGCTCGAATCCATCGCCGCCGCCCTCGATCGCCCGGCCGAGAGCCTGACCGGCATCCGCGAGAGCCGGTAGCAATCCCGCCTCGAACTGCGTGGCGACGCCCTTGCCCACGTCCTCGAGGTCCTGCAGCGATTCTTTCGCCACCTGCGCGGACTGCGCGAGATCCTGGCCCACCAGGATGCCCAGCCGCTTGCACTCCGCCTCGAGGCGGGGAAAGCCCTCCTCGGCAAGCTTGTTGGCAATGACGATCATGTCCGAGCCGCCGCGGCTGAATATGAGCTGCGCGGCCGTGGTCTTTTTGAAACCCTCCTGCATGCCGCCGAGGGCGGCGATCACTTTCTTGATTTTCTCGTCCGGGCTCAGGCCGATGAAGTCCGCCTGCGTGAGGTTCAGCAGCTTCATGGCCTGCGCCGCCTGCACGTTGCCGCCCTGGAAGAGCGTGATGGACTTCGCGGCCCTCACCAGCCCCTGATCGACTTTCTCCGTGGCGATGCCGGTATCCTCGGCTACCTTGTGGAACACGGAGATCGTTTCGGTGGCGATGCCCGTCTTCTGGGACATGTTGCCGATGTTGACGGCGTTATCGAGGATGGACTTTCCGAAGGCCAGCACGCGATCGACGGCGATGACGGAGAGCAGGCCCTGAAAGGCGGCTTTGAGGTTCAGCGAGCTCGAGGCGGTTTCGTCCTGCGTGGTTTTCAGCGTCTTCAGCTCGGTGCCGAGCTGGCGGATGGCCGCGGCGACGCCCTGATCTTCGGCGGTGAGCCTGACTTTTACTTCGGGGGATTCGGGCATGGGACTCTAGTTAGAGGTGGGGATCAAAACCTGAAGTCGGCGTCGGCGCGGGCATCTCGATCTCGACGGGCATGCCGATAATTCTCGCAGCGAGCTTGATGAGCCACGCCCCGATCTTCAGCCGCGCCCGGAACTTCGGAACGCCCTTGAGTTTGACGTGGAGCGTGAGATTTTCCCGAACGATCTTCCCGACGTCGAGGTTCGCTTCAGCCATCAGTGCAGCACTCCGGAGCGGGCGCGGGATTCGCGGCGGAATTCCATGGCGGGCGCGATTTCCGGCACGTTGCCGTCGGGCACGGAGGAAAACGATTCGCTTTCGACGAGCAGCGAGATCGAGGTGCCCACGGCGAAGGCCTCGCGCACACGCACGTCTTCCGGCAGGCCGCCCTCGATCACGCGGTAGGAATAGCCCTCCTGCAGCATCGCGACGAGCATGCTGCAGGGGACGAGCACCCAGCGGGTTTTCATTTTTCTATTTAAATAGAATCCGCGGCGGCGCCGGCGGCTTGGATTTCTGCTTTTGCCAGGGCGCGAGCACGGCCCAAACCAGCACTTCCGCGCGATGCCGCTCGATGGCCGCTTCCCTCAGCCGCTCGGCGAACCCCAGGAAGAGATCGCGAAGCGGCCAATCCATCACTCCGTCGGCGCGGCCTGGATCGTGTCCGGCGAGTTCGCGGATGATGGGGGCGAAATCTCCAAGGTCCCGGGATCCGCGCTCTCGGTAGGGCGGTCCCCTTCGTTCGGGCTGGAAGATTTCGGGGAAGTCTCGGATGATCCCGCCCCGGACGCGAAAAAACCGATCACGAAGCGCACGATGGCCGCGCGCATGCGCAGCTTCTCGTCGGCGGCGGTGATGGCGGCGAAGGCGGCAGCGTTGCGTTCAGCCTCCGCGCGCGACCATTTCTTCCCGGTTTCGGTGAGGCAGCCGGCGAGAATGTGGAACGTCTCGCCGGAAAGCATGATCTCCGTGAGCAGCCGCTCGGCCCGCGTTTCGTCGGGCCCTTCGGCGGCCGCCAGCACTTCGATCGCGCCCGAGCGGCGCAGGTGGGCCAGGAGATAATCGTCCTGGGCGGCGGTGAGGGATTCGGAGATGCCGCGGAACTCGCGGCCGTCGAGCGTGAAACGATCGTCCATCGGTCTCCTTCCCGGCGCGCGCGAGGCGCGGGCCGGCTGTGGGATTTCCGCTTACTGCTCGCGAAAGGGCCAGGGCCGTGGCGGCTCCGGCCCTCCGCGCTGCCGCAATGTGCGGCGCTTCCCCGCCAGGCGGTGCGGGGAAATCGGGTTTACAGATACGTGAACTGGTAGAACGGCGCGGACGGATGATTCGCCGTATCGTCGAGCGCCGAACCCTCGAGCGTCCAGTTTCCGTACTCGTCCGCGATCAGGCCGATCTTCCCGTTCTGCGTCAGGTTCACGCGCCACACGTCCGCCGTGATGTTCGGGCCGTCCGCGGGATCCGGGACGAAGAGCAGGTGCCCCTGCACGAAGTTCACGGTGTGCCCGGCGATCTGCGCGGCGGCGGTGGCGAGCTGATGGTACGTGATCGTGATCGCGAACGCGCCCGTCACGTCGATCGTCGAGGTGAGCGGGATGTAGATGATCCCGTGCACCAGGTCGGCCACCACATAGTCCGTGCCGGCGACCAGCGTAACGCTGTTTTGCGTGAGCACGGGCGGGGTGCTGTTGTCGATATTCGGCTTCGCCGTGCGGAAGTAGCGACCCTTGGCGTTCGCCGACTGCGCCGCGGAAACTAGCGTCTCGCCCGTCGTCGTGCCGCTGGAAATCGAGAGCGTGGTCTGGCCGCTCGAGATCGAGTAGATCTGCGAGTGGTCCGCGCTGAAGTCCGTGCCCTCGATCATGATCTTCAGGTCGCGTTTCTTCACCGCCTCGGCGATCTTCGTCGGCGTGGGGTAGAGCGACTGGAAGAGCTCCGCCTTGTCGTCCTTCGGCTCGAGCTCGAACTTGTTGCAGTTGCCCAGGTGCATGAAGACGCCCGTGGGGTTGCCGTTCAAAAAGCGATCGAGCAGGACGGAACCTTTCCCCAGCGACGGGACGTGGTTGATTTGGTAATTCAGTCCCATGGTTGAAATCTCCTTTTAGGTGTTCGTTGGATTCGCGGTCGGATCGAGCCTGCTCGTCCGGTAGTGAATCGTGAAATGCAAAGTCGCCGCGGCCACGGGCACGTCCCCTTCCCGCGAGCGCCACGCCGTGCGGCCCTCTTCGGCGCCGAGCGCCAGGCCCCCCAGCGTTTCGTCCGCGAAGCCGCCCTTCACGGCCCAGACCAGCACGGGATCGAGCGCGGCATCCGGAGAAACGGATTGCGAGCCCTGCGCGCGGCATTCGAGCGCCACGGCGAGATCCCGCTCCACGAGCGGC